TTACATCGGAACCCTGACGGTTACCTTGCGCGGTCTTTGATTGCCATCGCCTTGGACGAGCACCGTCACGACACAGGTCTGGCCATCGGAGGAGGGCTGAGCGGAAAGAAGCTGGCCGCCGGTTTCCCGAACCACGCGAGACGCCGCCGAGCCGCAATCGCCTGCGACGAGGACGAGATAATCACGCGCACCGACCTTTTCCGGCAAAAAGCCGGCGAAACCGGCAAGGCCGGCGGTCAGTATCGCGATGATTGGCAGTCGCGCCATGGTTACAATTTCCACTCACAAGACAAACAGGATTCATGTCCAAAGCATGTGATGGATTATGTAGCCAAAGGCGGCTGAATGGCAAATGAATGGTCCGTAATGCTTTCCTTCATGCGGCTATTTTCCCCTGATTCCGGTCTGGGCCGCGATACGACCGTAGATCGCGAAAAACCCGCCGGCAGCCCCCGCCAGCGTCACCGCAAGCTCTGCGAGGTCCGCCTGGACATCTGCTCCGAGCTGAATTCCAGTGACTTGCAGAAGCGAGGCGACGACCGCAATCAACCCGCCCCAGACCGTCTTCGACTGATACCACGCCTTCATGCCATCCATTTGTCATCTCCTTGTTCAACCTAGAATACAACGACCGCCTCGGCCGGGACCCCGAGCGGAACCGCCCGTCCCATCTGCCGGACCCGCAACGAAAGGCTCGATCGGATACCGCCGAAATCGGCAATCTCGTCGGCCGCCGGATAGGTGAAAGCGGGCTCTGTTACCTCGACCGAGCGCCTGACAATGGTTCCGTCCAGCAACTCGAGCCGGTAGCGTTCCTCCGGCTCGTCCAGCGGGATCTCGATCCCGTCCCAATTGTCCGCCTCGACCCTGCCGCGCCTCACCCAGGTGAGCCGGGCATCGCCGCCGACCTGCCGCTCGCCCCGGAAATGTACCGGCGAAAGCGGCGTCTCGGCGCGCAGGCCTCCCGCAAATCCATGCGGCCCGGAACGTCCTCCCGCCTGCCCCAGGCTCTCCGCCAGCCAGTTCAATGCCAGGCCGCGCTCCTCCGCCGACAGTCCCAGCGGCACAACGGCCTCGTCGAGCACGACGACGGCTGCACCGGCCGCGGCGCCTGCCAACATGGCATCCTCGGTCCCCGCCAGGCCGCGCAACAGGTTCGACAGCGCCCAGCGATTCGGGCTGACCTCTTCCGCTGAAGCAAAGCCGACCACTTCCCAGGTGCCGTTCCGTGCCTTCACCGCAATACGGTTTTCGCCATTCAGTACCGCCTGCTCGTCAACCGACGACAAGCCGCCGAAAAACAGCTCGATCTCCGTAGCCGGACCGCGATCGAAGCGCCCGATCACGCCGCCTGAAAGGGGCGCCGCCAGGATGCCGAGCCTTGCCGGCCGGTCGAGCACTGAGCGCGTGCGATACCCTTCCGTCGTGACTGAGGAAGATAACGTGATCCGCCGCCACGGCCGGCAGAAGCCGGCAACGCGGGCGAAACCCGCTGCCTCGCCCGGCGTAAACCGCGGCAGATCGAGAAAGTGCAGTACAGGCGCAAATGCGTCGGACACGGCGCTGCCGCCGTTCCTGCGGCCCTCGCCGGCAGCATAGTTCAACGGCGCGAGCGGCGCGTGATGACGTGCCTCGATCCGCCGCGCCGCACCCTCTTCGATCCGCTCGACAATGAACGTTCCCTCCGGGCCAGCGGCATCCGGCAGAGCCAGCCGCACCGCATCGCCGGGCTCGACGGTAATATCCGCCGGCGAAAGCGCGAAACTCAACGACCGCCTGGCGACCCTGTGGGTGCGCAGCAGCATCTCGACCGCACCGAGTGACGTCTCCTCCGGCAGCACGGCCGGCAGGTCGTAGCTCAGGATGCGCTGGCTTTCCGCCCGCGCCCGCCGCGACCGCACGCCCGCCTGTTCGTAGTCCAGGCTCGGATTGTAGGAGGTCAGCACCGCCTCCGCCGCAAAATCGCTGTCATGCCCCCGGTTTTCCGACCACAGCGGCTCATCCTCGATATCGGCTATGACGGCGATGTCCTTCGCCGCAAGGCTCGCCGTCAACCGCGAGCGAAAGCGCAGCCTGCCGCCGTCTTCGGCGACATCCACCTGAAAGACCTCGATCAACGGCTCCAGAAGCGCTCGCGCGGAGGTCACCTCTCCCTGCACGTAGCCGGTCAGGTCGCCGCTCACTTCCGAAACGTCGAAATCTTCAAAACCATGCTCGGTCAGGATCGCGGCGATCGCATCGGCAAGCGTCGTTCCTCCCAGCCGGCCATTGAGCCAATGGCCCGTGCGCCAGTTGCCGCCATCGCTCCAGGCGGAAAGATCGCCGGGAAAAGCCGGAACAGGCCGTGCATCCCAGGTCCAGACGAAGACGTGGTCCGGATCGACCATGCCGGCCGGCGGCGCGCCGCCCTGCCACCAGCCATGATGCGCTTCCAGGAACCGTCGCTGCATGCTGTCCGACCGACCGCCGCTCGAGAAATAGGGCAGCGCGCTTTCCGCCGATTTCGGGTCGATAAAGACATTCGGCTGATTGGCGCCCTTGTCGACCGCCGGGCACCCGAGTTCGGTAAACCAGATCGGCTTCATGCCGGGAATCCAGGCCGTGGGCATCACGGTCTCGGCACCGTCCACACGGTCGTGATGCCGGTTCGACCACCAGCCCAGCAGGTCCTTGTATCGAAAGACCCAGGGCTTGCCCAACAGTCCGTCGCTGATCGGCGATCGCACCCGTCTCCGCCGGTCCGCGTTGCTCGCATAATACCAGTCGAAACCCTCGCCGGCGGCGATCTGCGCCGCCATCGCTTGGCCGTCATCCGCGAGACGAAAACCATCCGGATTGTCCGCGGCAAGATCCTCGTCGCGCCAATCCCCGAGCGGCATGTAGTTATCGATGCCGACCGCATCGATATCCGCCGAGGCCCAGAGCGGATCGAGATGGAAATGCACCTCGCCCGACCCATCTTGCGGATGGTAGCCGAAATACTCGCTCCAGTCGGCGCCATAGGTCAGCTTCGTCTGCGGCCCGACGATCGCCCTGACATCCGCCGCCAGCCGAACCAGTTCCTGCACGAAAGGGAAGGTCCCCGCCTCGTCGCGCAATTGCGTCAGCCCGCGCAGCTCCGAGCCGAGGATGAAACCATCGACCCCGCCCGTAGCTGCCGCCAGGCCCGCACAATGCAGAACCATGCGCCGATACCCCTCGGAACCAGCGCTGAAAGCCTCCACCTGCGCCCGCGCATCCGCAGTCTTGTCCGCCGACAGCGGAAAACAGGTGATCCGCCCGCGCCAGGGAAAGGCCGCCTGCTCCACTCCGCCATAGGGATCCGGCCGGCCATTGCCGGGCGGAATATCCATCATCACGAACGGATAGAGATAGACCTTCAGCCCCCGCGCCTTCAGATCGACGACTGCCTGCGCCACGCTTGCATCGCTCGGCGTGCCGCCGAAGGCCGGCCCGCTTAGCTGGCTCACCAGATGCGCGCCGCCGCGCGACATCCCGGCCACGGACCACTCCGCGCTCTCTTCCCACCGCTCGGGCACCTCGACGCCGGGCACGATCCGGCAATGCCCTGCCCTGAGGTCCGTCCCGAACCAGGAGACCACCAGCGCCACCCGTTCGAGGTTCGGGCAGAGCGCCTGCAACTCGTCGAGCGACGCCTGCCAGTCGGTTCCGGATGCCAGCGTGTGGCGATTGAGAATGCGCGCGCTGCCCTCGCCGGTCTTCTCCGTCACCGGCACGGTCGCATAACCATGTTCGGTCGCGCCCGGAATGATCGTCACGGCACGGATCTGCTCTTCGAGCCTGCCGACCGGCCGCAGCACCTCGAACTGCAGGAGCGGTATCCGGTTGCCGAAACTGTCGAGCGGCAGCCGTTCGAACACGACATAGGCCAGCCCGCGATAGGCCGGCGCATTGCCCTCGCCCTGCTTCGCCTCGATCAGCGGATCGGGCAATTGCTCGCCGTCGCCACGATAGACCCGCATTTCGATCGCCGTCAGGTCGAGTTCACGCCCATCGGCCCAGACCCGCCGCACGCCCGCGACCGGCCCCTCGCAGAGCCCGACCGCGAGGTTTGCGAAATAGCGGAACGTCTCCACCCGCGGCCCGCTCGTCGCCTTGCCGCCGGAGCGCTCACGCGTCACCTCTTCCTCGAAACGCGTCGCCCAGATCAGCGTGCCGCCGATCCGCGCCGTCCCGTAGATTCGGTTGATCGCCGTGCCCTCGTCCGCACCCGGGATGCGTGCAGTCGCAAGACGAGGCCCGGAGATCGTCGCGCCGCTGCCGCCGATCAGCGCCCGATCGACCATGCTGCCCGCCAGCGCCCCCGCCGCCCGCCCGATGATCGCACCGACCGGACCGAACACGCTGCCGAGCGCCGCCCCCGCCGCCTGGAAAAGGATAGTGGCCATGGAAATACCTCGCGTTCAGCGATCACGCGAGCGACTACTATTCACCCTCAATGATTGCATGTTAAGGTTATAGAGGTTGTGAGTAAAAGCAGCATGCGCCGCACCAGCCGGCGCGTCGATGACACAGGCCCCATCGACCTTGGCAGAGGCCCTGCTCTCAATCATGGAGGGGATGTTATGAGGCGAAGGCCTTTTAGCGTCACGCTGATGGTGAAAAAAACCCGGACGGGCTGGTCTATAGCCGTCCGGGTCATATTCGCTACCTAAGTAAAACGATGGGCGAGGCTGCAACCTCGCTCATCACTCCACCAATATATATCACATTTGAATTGATGCAACTCATTGTACTAGATTTGCAATCAATAGTTGTTTTCACAATGTAAAAGGGTGTTCGGTTGCGGGCCTCTTGCCTTGACAGGAAACCGATACACGCCCGCAACCCGCCGCCGCCAGGATGGCACCAGCGCCGAGCGTGTCACGGCCGATTGCTCATAGGCATGGATGAAATGCTGTGGCCCGACCAATACCCCGGCATGTTTCGCCGCGCACTCCGGCCGCCATCGAAATAGCAGGACGTCACCCGGCTCCGCCTCACTCATCTGCATCGCCGACCCGAAGAGCCGCAGGGCCGCGTCCATCAGCCTGTCTTCGCCGCTTCGCTCCGCCCAGTCGGGCGCGTAGGCCGACACAGTCTCCGGCTCTTCTCCGTAAAGCTCGCGCCAGATGCCGCGGATGAGCCCGATGCAATCGCAGCCGACGCCTTTCAGCGCGCCCTGATGCCTGTAGGGCGTGCCGATCCATCCCTGCGCCAACGCCACGACCCGCTCGCCCTGCCCGCTCATTCGAAGATCGGGCCGCCGTCATGGACCCGCTCCCCGTCGGCATAGGAATAGGCGAAATCCGCGCCCGGCACATGCGGAAAGCCGCGGAAATTCAGATGGTTGGCAAAGCGCGCCCTGCAGGTCGCAAACGACTTGTCGCAACCCGCGGTCACCGTGAATGTGTGACCCGCCCCGACCGGCTCCTCCAGCGGCAGCCAGAAAGTCAGCTCCACCGAACCATCCGCATGCTTCTCGTGGGCCTCGACATCCACCGTCACGCCGCCGGAAAACGTCAGCACGCCCTGCCGGAAGAAACCGCCCTCGAAACCGCCGAGCCCCGAAACGACGATCCGGCTCGTATCCCGCACCGCGATCACCGCCCCCTCGCCCCGCCACAGATCGAGGTCTACGCCACAGCGTGCATCCCCGAGGCTCGCGTCACAGCGTCGGTTGTAGACGCGCCCCTGCGGCTGGCTCAGCCGATGCGCCAGGCTGCGCAATTCCGCCCGGAACTGCCCGCCAGCGCGGGAAACCTCGCCGATCTCCCGCACGTTCAGGAGAACATGCTGATCCGCCGCCGCCCAGTTGACGAGAAACAGCTCCACCCGCGCACCGTCATACCTGCCGGTTGCCAAATCCTGCTCGCGGATCGCCGCATTCGAAAACCCACCGGCAACCTCGTCGGCACCCGCCGAAAGCCCCGTTGCCGCTTCTGCCTCGCTTGCCGAAAACCCGCTCGCCGCCAGGAAGGTCGTGCCGCCGAATGTCAGGTCGTGGTCGTGTTCGGTAAATCCCAGCACCGCCCCGTCGTGCCGCGTCACCCGCCATGCATGGCAGGTGGTGGTCGTCTCCCGAGCCAGATGTTCGGCCAGATCAGCCGGGACCGTTCTCATGCCAAAACCTCCGTCAGCGGAATGGTCGGAATATGCCCCGCATCGAAATGTGCGAGGTTGACGTCGATCCGGTCCGTATCGAACCGCACCGGCACGTCGAATTCGTAACCCGCCCGCACCGCCGCCCCGACCGGCGGAACATGCCCGGCGGCAAAGGTGACGATCCCCGCTGCCGCATCGACGGACCAGGCCTCCGCCGGTTCTGCGACGCCGTCCACCGACACCACGACCGTTCCGGCAACCGGCTTGACGATCCGCCTCGTCCATCTCCCGCCGCCATCCGCATAGGTTTTGACGAGCTGGAATGCCACGGTCTCCCCGTCGCCCGTGCCGATCACCTGGTCGGTCGCCGATACCGCCTCGCCCGGCGCGCAGGATGTCCAGTCGACGGGATCGCGGAACCGGAACCCGTAAAGCTGCCCGCCCCGCGCCTCGAAAAATTCCAGCACCGCATAAAGATCGGTGAGCGATTTTACCCCCGAACCGGCATCATAGCTTCGCCTTGAATCCCGCCAGCGCTGGTTACGCTTTTCGCGCCCATTGGAAAGATTGACGATATCGGTGCGCCGCACCGGTCCGCCCGTCGCCCCGAGCGCCAGGCGCAGCGGGAACCGAACCTCGTGAAAACCGCTCATCACTCATCCTCGCAACATCATCATCAAAGGCCGCGCCGTCCGCGCGAAACACTGCGCGCCAGCATGGCGGAAATCTGCCCTTCGCTTTTCCGAAAGCTTGCGGCGTCGCCCGCCGTCACGTTGAAGACGATCTGCGGGCCGCCGCTGCCGGCCGCCGCTACGCCGAGCACCCCGTCCGGCCCGCGTCTCAGCGGCAGGATCGCTTCTGCCCCCGCCTCGCCCATCAGGCCCATATCGCCGCCCATCGGGAAGAAGCTCGGGGAGCGCACGACACCACCGTCGGCAAACGGCGTCACCGACCCGACAAGCCCGCCGATCGCCTTGCCCAGCATGTTTTCGAGCGGCCTGAGGCCAGCGGAAAGCGCGATGTCCGAAAGCCGGTTGCCGAGCCCCTTGAGTACGTCCTCGAGCCCGCGCCCACCTGTCGTCGCGGACCTGAGCGCCCCGGTCAGCGCCGTGCCGAAGCGCTGCGAACGCACTTCGAGATCCGCCATCACGCCGGTCAGCGCCTCCGCGCCGGACAGGGTGCCTGCCAAACTATTATCGTCTTCCATGGTGCACTCCCGTTTCGTCGCCGCGGCCCTAACTCACCTATCCGGAAACGCCCGCATCAGCGCGTCCAGCTCCGCCCTCTCCATGCCCGCGCCACGTCCCTTCAGCCCACCGGCCATCGCGGAAAACTCGACCGGCGTCAGCGCCCAGAAATCCTTCGGCGGAAGCCGCAGCAGGCAAAGACCGGCATGCATCACCGCATCCCAAGGAAACGGTCGCCTCGCCTCTTCGATCGCGGTTGCGGCAGAGAACCCGCTCGAAGTTCCCCCTGCGACTGCTCCGATGCCCGCTGCGGCACTCAAGGGTTTGCCGCGGCTTCTCCGCCCGGCGCTCCAAACGTCGCCGCCAGAAGATCGCCGACAATCCGCGCGTAGCCTAAAATTCCGCCCTCGACGCTCATCGCCGCCACCTCGTCGTCGGAGTAGAGATTGCCGCCACCCCTCAGGCCGGCACCGATCAGCCGGATCATGTCCGCTGCCTTCAGCCGCCCGGAGGAAAACCGGTCCGCCAGCCCATTGAGGTCGCCGACGGAGAACGCAGTTTCCAGCTCCGCCAATGCGCCCAGCGTCAGGCAGAGAAAGCGGCGCTCGCCGTCGATCACCGCCTCCACCTCGCCGCGCCTGCGGTTTGCGTGTCCGCCCTGCATCAGAGCGCTCCGAAAGTCAGGCTGCCCGCCGATTCCAGCGCCAGCTCGAAGCGGATCTCGCCATTGTGCTCTCCGGAATATTCGAGCGCCGTCACCTGAAACGGTCCGGTCACCGAGCCGAAGGCGGGGATCAGGATCTGCCAGACAAGAATGCTGCCGGCAAAGAACGCCGCCCGCACCAGCGCATCGCTTTCCTGGTCCTTGAAAATGCCGCCGCCGGTCAGAGAAGCGCGCTGCACGCCGGCGCCGCCCAAAAGCTCACGCCAGCGCCCGGCGCTCTCGGCATCGGTGATATCGACGGTCTCGGCATTGAAGGCGAGCCGCTTCGAGCGCAGCCCCGCCACCGTCAGGAACGCGCCGTCATTGTCGATCTTCAAGAGCAGGTCCTTGCCCTTCTGCGCCACCATCTGGAAGTCCTTTCCTGTGTTGTCGGATTGTCGCTTCCGTACCTCCGGAAGCGGTGCTAGAGCGTCGGTCGCTCACATCCGTTTCGCGAATGCTTCCCGCCGCCATGCCCAAAATTCTCCCGCTGCGCTCGGTGCAGACGATCGCCGTGCTCGCCGTTACCCAGATCATCTCCTGGGGCACGACCTTCGACATGCTCGGGGTGATGGGCCGCATCGTCGCGCCGGAACTGAACCTTCCGAACGAGGTCGTGTTCTTCGGCCTGTCGATCATGATGCTGGTCAGCGCGCTGGCCGGTCCCGCGACCGGGCGGCTGCTCGGCCGCCACGGCGCCGCAAAGGTCATGGCAGGTGCCTCCGTCCTCTTCGCGATCGGCCTGCTGCTGCTCGCGAGCGCCCACGAGATCCTGATTTACGGGCTTGCCTGGATCGTCATCGGCATCGGCGGCGCGCTCGGCCTGTCGGCACCGGCCTATACCGCGGTCGTCGAACGGGAGGGCCTGGATGGCAAGCGCATCATCGCCATCCTCATGCTGTTCACCGGGCTTTCGGCGACCATTTTCTGGCCGGTTCTGGCCTTGATGAACGATCTCGTCGGCTGGCGGATGACGTTTGTGCTCTCCGCCGCGCTGCAGATCTTCGTCTGCCTGCCGCTCTATCTGTTCGGCCTGCCGAAACCGATCGACCGGAGCGAGCAAGCTCAGGCCACGGATACGGTCCCTGTCGATTTCACGCCGCCGGAACGCCGCCGCGCCTTCTTCCTGGTGGCTGCCGCCACCGCGATCAGCTCGTTCATCAGCTTCGGCCTGTCGCCCTCGTTGCTGGCTCTCCTGCAACAGGCCGGCGCCTCGCCGGCGCTTGCGCTGCAGCTGGGCTCGGCGCGCGGCGCGATCGGCGTCTCCGCCCGCTTCGTCGACATGGCTCTCGGCAGACGCGGCAATGCGCTTCTCACGTCGCTCGTCGGCACCGCCCTGGTTCTCTTCAGCTTCCTGCTCGCTGCGACCGTCACGTCCTCTGCCCCGGTCCTGGTGGTGTTCATGGTGCTCTATGGCTTCGGTACCGGCGTGCTCGCGGTCGCCCGCGCGCTGCTGCCGCTGTCGCTCTTCTCGCCGCGTGAATTCGGCCTGCAATCCGCCCGCCTGTCGCTGCCGCAGAACCTCGCCAATGCCGCTGCCCCGGTCATCTTCACCGCCCTCCTCGACCGCGCCGGCGCCACCGCCGCCCTGGTCACGGGAGCCGTGCTGTCAGCCATCTCGCTGGTCTTGGTGCTGCTGCTGGTCGGGCTGGTGCGGAAGGCGAATGCGCGGACGGCAGGACTTAATCCCGCTTCATGATCCTGTTCTTCCGCTCGCGATCCAGGTCGATGATGCGCCCGCGCACTTGCTCGAAGAAGTCCTTCGGCAGCATGCCGTAGTCCCAGCGGCTAGCATCGTCCGGACGCGGCCTCAGGTCGTAACCGGGCCAGAGGAACCGGTTGAGTTCATCCAGTCGCAACCAGTGACGGCCGTCGTCGAAGCCGAGGCTTCTGCAGATCGCAGCAGGTATTTCGAGTGAGGCCTTCGGGTTGCCGCCATGAGGCGGCGAATGCGTCACCGGCGCCACGATCGTCTGGATAGCGCCGGCCTGGTTATAGGCGGCAACGACAATCGCGCATGGCCGGTCCTTCGCCGCCTCGACGGAACCACGATCTTCATCGCTGCTCCAGAGGAACGCATAACGAATGACGAGACCCGGCTTCGGCTCCGGAAAACTCACTTCGCGATCGCACCGTATTCGGCGCCACGAATGGCGGCGACCGTCTCGTCGTCCAGTTCACCGACGGTCAGGATTTCCCGTTCCTTGCGTTTCAGCATCTCATAGTGCGCAAGCTCGCTGGCGGATAGATAACCTCCAACCACGCGTCCGTGACTGGTGACGCTTATCACCTTGGCGCTGATCGCCTCATCCTGATATTTTGCAAAATTACGCGCGAATTCCGTCGCGGCGACGCGGAGGGGTTCGGTCATGAGACGTCTCCTTTAGATTACGTAAATTACGCAAAAGACGTAATTTACGCAAGCCTACTCCGTCACCGCCCGAAACCGCATCTCCGCCAGATAGAACTTCGTCTTCGGCTCCCGCCGCGTCCGCATGCTCACCTGCTGCAGGTTCACCAGCACCGCGCCCTCAAGCGCCAGCGCCGCATCATGCAACAGGGCGTGCACCAATCCGGCGATCTCCTGCGCCTGCCGCCGCCCCTCGCCGTCGGACCAGATTTCCAGCACCAGAAGATGTTCCTCGCCGGCCTCGCTGGCGGTCGAGAAATCCCGCGTCTCCATCTCGCCGAACACGACGCATGGCAGTTTCGGCCGCGGCAGCAGCCGGTCGCGGATGCCGTCGGCGCCGACGATCGCGGCCAAGGCCGCATCGGCGGCAAGCGTTTGATGGATCGCCTGCAGAAGCGCGTTTCCCGCCGTCATCGGACCTCCTCCTCGCATTGGCAGACGAGATAACGCCGCGTCTCGTCCGGGTCGTGCACCAGCTTCACCAGGAAGACCCGTGCACCTTTACGAAACCGCTGGCCGGCTGAAATGTCGTCGCGGAACCGCACCCAGATGCGGTGGCTGATCGTGCCGCCCTCGGCCGCCGCCTGTTCGTCAACCACAAACGAGACCGGCTCGATCCGCGCCCAGAGCGTCGCCGCCACCTCCCAGGTCACCGCCGCGCCGCCCTGCCCGTCCGGTACCGCCTCCGGTGCCTCGAGGTCGAGCCTGGCGGTCATCAACCCCGGATCGAAGAACAGCACCATCAGAGCCTCCGCATCCGGAACGGGGCGATCAGCCGTTCGTAGCCATCGGGAATGCCGGCCGGCTGGTTCTCCGGCAAAACGGCGCCGCGGAAGGCGAACATGTGTCCGATATGAATCGACATCGCCCGCTTCAGTGTATCCGGAACATCGGTTCCCGCCTCGCCGAAGCCGGCCGAAAAGTCGATCTCGATACCGTTGACGGATCTGCCCGGCTCCGGTGGATGCCGCAGCCAAAGCCGCGCCGGCCGGCCTTCGCCGTCGAGCAGATGATCTTCCAGTGGAACTTCAAGCGCCGTCCCGTCCGCGTCGTAAACCGTAACGTTCTGAATCTCTTGCACCGGCGATCTCGATATCCGGATGATGCCATCGGCCGGCCAGCGGTCGAGATAAAGCCGCCACGCCTGAGACATGAGGCAAAGCCCCGTCTCCCGCTCCAGATGTTCGCGGGCGGTCCGGATCAGCGAGGCCAGCAGCGCATCCTCGTCGCTTCCATCGATGCGCAGATGCGCCTTCACCTCGGCAAGCGTCAGCGGCTCCGCGGAAGGCCGAGTGGTTTGGGCGTAGGTCATGGGAATCCTGGGGATGATTGAGTGAGTACTGGTTAGTCGGTAGTGAGCAGTGATGTGAAAGGGGCAGCCAACCGGCCGCCCCTACTCACCAATCACTACCCGCTACTCACTGAGCGTCAGCTCGCCGCGAACTTCACCACCTTGATCGCCTCGAAATTCTGCACCCCACCGCCGACGCGCTTGGTGGTGTAGAAGAGCACATAGGGTTTTGCCGAATAGGGATCGCGCAGGATGCGCACGCCCGCCCGGTCGACGACGAGGTAACCCGAGCGGAAATCGCCGAACGCGATGGAGGGCGAATTCTCCGCGACGTCGGGCATCTCCTCGGCTTCAGCGATCGGGAAGCCCATCAGCGAGGCCGGCTGGCCGGCTGAGGCCGGCGGGTGCCAGAGATAGTTGCCGTCGGCATCCTTGAACTTGCGGATATCGCCCTGCGCCTTGCGGTTCATCATGAACGTGCCGTTCTGGCGGTGGCCGGCTTTCAGCGCATAGATCAGGTCGATCAGCGTGTCCGAAGGCCCGGTCGATTTCCAGCCGCCCGCAACGCCGGTGGCGATATGGCCGATATTGCCCCAGCTCCAGGAGCCTTCCGCCACCGTCGGAGAGGACAGAAATCCCTTCGGCTTGTTGATGCCGTCGCCGCGGATGAAGGCGTCACCCTCCTGCTCGGCAAACACGATGTCCACCTCGCCGGCAATCCAGGCCTCGATATCGACCGCCGAGTCGTCCAAGAGCGACTGGGTGGCGGCCGGCATGGCGTAGAGTTCCATGGTCGGGAAGGAGAGCTCGGCAAGCTGCGGGGTGTTGGTCTGCGGCCGCGCCGCGGTCTCCGCGACCCAGCCGGTCGAAAGCCCGGCCGCCGCAAACGGCTTCTTCAACACGGCGGAGGAGACGGTACGCACGGTCGAGAGCGCCCGCATCGGCGAGACCGCCGAAATCCGCCGGCCGATTTCCGTATCCGTCTCCGGCGGCACCAGATAACCGCCGTCGGCACCGGTCCCTGCCGAAAACGCCTTGGCCTCCAGCTCGCGCAGCCCGTTCTCCTCGCCGCGGCGAACATAGGCGTCAAAGGCCGCCTTGTGCTCCACCGCCTCGGCCGAAAGCTCCGCCTCGCCGCGGCCGAGCTGCGGCCTGGCCTTCTTCAAGACCAGCTGGTCGAGCACCTTCTTCTGCTCGTCCATGCTGCGGTTGATACGGTCCATCTTGTCGCGGGTCACGACGTCGGCGGTCAGCTTCTGCTCGATCTCGCCGAGGCGGCGGTCGTTGACCTCCTTGAAGGCCTCGAACGCCTCCATGAACTCGTCGAAGGCCGCCGTCACCGTTTCCGGTACTCCCTTGACTTCGGGGGCCTTCACCTGGGGCGCCGCGCTTGCCATCGTTCTCGCCTGATCCGTCATATCGCTTTTCCTTTGAAGGTTGATTTCATCATCATCTTCGCCGCCCGCCGCATCTGGCGGACGAGTTCGGTTTCCCTGTCGCGGAAGAACCGCGCATGCTTGACGTTGGAGACCCGCGCCGATGGCAGCATCGGAAAGGTCACCACCGAGATCTCCCAGAGATCCACCTCGAGGATCTTTCGCACGCCGGTCTTGGCGTCGGTGCGCGCCTTGACGGTGCGAAACCCGATCGACAGCCCGTCGAGCGCACCGGATTTCATCAGCACCAGCACCTCGCGGGAGCGGGCGACGCCCGGCGACAGCATGCCTTCGACATAAAGCCCGCGGGCATCCTCGCGGATCGTCCGCCAGGCGCCGATCGGCTCGGAAGGGTCGTGCTGATAAAGCATCCGCACCCCCATCGCCCCGCGCTCGACGAGGCAATTGCGGAAGGCACCGCGCTCGATCGTATCCTTGCCGAGGTCGATCTCGCCGAAGACGCTGGCATAACCGGAAAAGAACCCGTCGCCGGTCACGCCTGCGAGTTCCAGATTGGCGAATTTGCGCGCAGTCGGACGCGGCCCGCGATAAGCGTGCATCGGTATTCTCCTAGCGATTGAATTGGAGCCGGCCCCTCATCCGCCTGCCGGCACCTTCTCCCCGTTGTCACGGGGAGAAGGAACACGCGGCAACGCCTTGGCATGCCAACGGCGTCGGAGTTGAGGGAAACCGGCGCGACACATTTCCTTCTCCCCGCCTGCGGGGAGAAGGTGCCGGCAGGCGGATGAGGGGCTCTGGGCGAAGACCGAGGTCAAGCCCCGCCGCCGCGTCCCCCATATCTCGCGGCAATCCTCGCCAGCATGCCCAGCACCCACCAGGCACAAAGGCTGGCCGCCGCCGACCCTGTCAGCATCACTTCCGCGCCGGAAAGCTCTCCCCCGATCCCCAGCCGCTCGACCAGCCAAAGCCCGGTCGGCCCGCCGAAGATCATCCCGCAGCTCAAGCCCGTCAGAAACCGGCTCGCCGCCTCGCGACGGCTCTTCGGCAGCAGATAGATCAGCGACACCCCGGCCCCGGCCGTGGCGCCCACCGCCTTGGCGACCCAGATGCCGGCCAGGGCGCCCGGATCGTTTCCGAGATCAGCCAT